ACAGGACATTTAAAATAATCTTCTACGTTTAATTGTGTTGGAAATGTTTCAGCGCTTCCGCAAGATATCTTATCTAATTCTTTTTGATTTCTTTTTTTCTTTTTCATTTAAATGGCCATCCTAAACTCCACATGACTAAACTATGTCTGGTTCCTTTTTTAACCGGGCATACTCTATGCCAAACAAACCCCGGAAATACCACCAAGGATCCTTTAGGTAATATTTCTTTACACTTTTTAATGTTTGGTTTTTTATCGGGATCTAAGTTTCTAAAATCAAATTCTAGTTCTCCACCTTTGTAATCTTTTTCGTCCGATAAAGTTAACGTCATAGATAGCTTTCTAATCTTGCCGTTCGAAGGATTACCTTGCTGTCCTTGATAGGGTCGATCCCAACCATCACAATGCCAGTCATAGTATTGTCCTTTCTTATATTGTGTAAATTGCATATTCTCAGAATAATCCCATTGAAAATTCCAACCGGCGCTAGCATTTGCTTGATGAACATAAGGTTGAACTTCTTTATACATCCAACGCTCGTTTAACCAAACAATATCTGAATCTCTTTTCTTTTTTAAATCTTTAATTTGTTTTTGATTTAATTTTTTAGGATCTCCATAGCCCCCAGTAGTTGCTAATTGATCTTGAATAGATTTTGAATATTTAACAATCTCATCACAGATCCTAGAAGGAACTGCTGATTGAAAGTACCAATAATAATTCGTTAAGTTCATATGTCTTTATAAGACAACTTATACCTTTTGAAAATAGGAAGTAAAGAAAAATAAGAAGAATTGATCTAGATCAATTATGAAAAGATTATTGAACCAGATACTGTAAATGTAGCAACTTTAGTACTACCAGGTGCACATGCAATACTATTTGTGCCTGGACTAATTGTTCCTGTAGCAGCTGTTGGATATCTAATTGCTACGTATCCTGAACCACCAGCTCCTGCAGCTTTTGTTGGTCCTGGTTGAGCAGCACTTGCCCCACCTCCACCACCTGTGTTTACTGTTCCTGCAGTACCACATCCATCAATAGAAGCAGCTCCACCACTTGTTCCACCAGCTGGACTTGTTCCACCAGATCCAGCGCCTCCAGAATCTCTTACACCACCTCCACCACCAGCATATGAAACTGCAGAGCCTGTAATGTCATTTGGTGCTCCACCTCCACCATTTCCACCACCAGATGCTTTAACACCATCAGCTCCAACAGCTAATGCTCCACCACCTCCACCACCGGCACTTGGGGCACCATTTGATAAGTCAGAGTCACCTCCATCATTACCTTGAGACGGACTCACAGGAGGTGTATTACCGGATCCACCTGGACGTACAGTACACGCAGGTCCTGCTCCACCAGCTCCACCACCAGATCCTCCATCACCTCCAGGAGCCGAACAAGTTTGTTCAGAACCACCTCCACCACCACCTGTTGAAGTGATAGTAGTTATGTTTCCACTATTTTCTATAACTGAATTTTCTCCTTGAACACCTCTAACTGCATAGCTTCCTGTTGCTCCACCACCACCAACTGTAACAGTATAAGCTGCTCCAGTAAATAAACTCACGGCGCTGCCTCTTAAAGGAGAAGGACCATATCCTGTGGATCTATAACCTCCGGCACCACCTCCACCAGCAGCTCTACTACATGATTTACCACCACCTCCACCACCAGCGACTACTAAATAATCAAAAGTTAATCCCGAATCTAATGTTCCATCGGGCCATGTTCCAGCTCCTTGATTTTGAAATTGTGATTGCATTGACCACACACCACTTGCTTTATTTAATTCTTTTACGACAATGATTCCTTTACCACCGGCTGCTCCAACTTGATTATATGGGGGAGAACCAGGTCCACCGCCTCCACCACCACCGCCACCAGTGTTAGCTGTTCCTGCTGTTGCTGCTGTGGGAGTTCCTATTCCTCCGGCACCACCGCCGCCAGGGCCACCGGCACTAATTGCTGCTGATCCTGGTGCATAAGCACCTCCACCGCCACCTCCAGCGAAAACTGAACATGTTGGTCCAACATTTCCGTAATCTGGACTTACATCTGTTCCTGCTCCTCCGGGTCCTGCTTGTGGAGCCAGACCATTAGTTCCAACTGCACCAGCGCCTCCACCACCTCCGCCTGAAGCATTTGTTCCGCATGTTATTCCGTTACCACCTGTATTTCCTTGAGGAGGACTAACGGGAGGAGTATTTCCTGCGCCGCCTACTTTTGGACCACAACCAGCACCTGAACTTCCACCACCTCCACCGGAACCACCTGTTCCTCCTATTCCAGTTTCACCGCAACCTGTTCCACCTCTACAACCGCCACCGCCACCGCCAGTTGATGTACCCATACAGTTTCCTTCAACTCCTCCGGGATTTAAAATTGAATCGTTTCCGATTGTTCCTCTTCCTGGAGCACCAGCACAGCCTGCTCCAGCAGCGCCACCGCCTCCTACCGTTACAGGAACTGTTCCTGATGCATTAATTTCTATATTTCTTAAACCGCCGGCACCTCCACCGCCACCAGCTGCACCGCCTGTTCCAGCACCTCCACCGCCACCTGCAACTATAGCAGCTTGAACAATAGTTGTTCCTGTTCCAAGAGTTACACAACCTGTAGATGTTTTAGATGTAATTACATTCTTCCCGTAAGAAGCGTTGTTTGTTTTTCCGATTATGCCGCCGTTAGTGGCCATGACTTAAGTCTCCTTATGCGGACACCCAAGTTAAGCCTGAAGCATCCCAATTAAAATTATTTGGTGGATCTGAAAGATCTACTGCAGTCCATTGTTGGCCTGCTTCATCCCAACTTATTCTTTTATCTGTGTCATCAGTTGGATAAGTAACTGGAGCTTGCCAGTCATCATTACCATCTAATGCCCAAGATGCGAATGGTTGAGGTGAAATAAATTTATCTTTTGCAGAGTCAAAGGTAAAACCTTTGCCTGCATATTGTTTTCTGAAATTATTATTATAAGAAGTTTGTTTCCAAGTTCCACCTTTGAAAAAATTAACACACCATGTTTCACCATCAACATGCATATCATTATCCCCTAAAGGTCCCGCCGCTGTTGCAACATCGTTACCAACAACAATTACTCTTTTTACTACGTTATTACCATCTAGTTCTGCGAAATGTGCCATATTTATACTCCTTAAAATTTAATTTATATTTTAAATTTAAGTTATTGTCAACGTTCCAGTAACTGTAAATTGAGCTACTTTATCATTAGTTGGTCCTACACAAGATGTTACCGGATTAGCTGGACTTGGGGTCGCTGCTAAAGTTCTTGCACTAGGTACTCTTATAATTACAATTCCCGATCCACCACTTCCTACACCAGTAGAAGCACCGAAGGTCGGATTACCTGTTGCTGCTCCACCACCGCTTCCAGTATTAACTGTTCCATTTTCTCCATCAGTTCCAGGCCATATCCCTGCATCTCCACCTCCGCCGGGACCTCCAGCTGAACCACACGCACTTGTGACATTTGGACCACTTGCTGGGGCTATATTGGAAGACCCTCCACCACCGGCTCTTGTAACGCACGCACCTGTAATACTACTTACTGCACCACTTCCTCCGACACCAGTACCTGCGGGTTTACCTACATTACCAGCACCACCAGCTCCACCACCACCGCCACCACTCGTAGCCCAACTTCCTGGCGAAGCAATATTTCCTCCAGGATTTCCTTCTGGTGGACTATATCCTCCAGCATTTCCTGGTCCACCTACACCTGGATATCTATTTGTTGGAGTACATGATCCTGCTCCTGCTCCACCACCTGAACCACCTGGATTTCCAGCTCTACCACAATTACTACCACCACTACCTCCGGCTGATGCTGAAATTTGTGTGGTGCCTTCTACACCTCCGGGATTAAAAATTGAAGCACTTCCATTACCTCCAACTGTTACGTCATAAGTTCCTGTTCTTAAAGTTAAACTTGAAACGGCAGGAACACCATAAGATGTTCTATAACCTCCAGCTCCACCACCACCACCTAGACCTCCATTTGCACCACCACCGATCACTAAATAATCTACAGCTGCAGTAGTATAAGTCCAATGATCATCTTTAACTTGATTATATACAGTACCCATGCTCCAGACTCCTGAAGCTTTAGTTAATTCTTTTACTATTACGATTCCTGATCCACCTGCGGATCCTGCTTTAGAGCCTGATGATTTAGATACTCCACCACCTCCACCACCAGTGTTAGTTGTTCCCCCAGTACCACTAGAATTACTACCTGATCCTCCTGCACCGCCACCACCTGATCCTCCAGCACCTCCGGTATTACCACCACCACCGCCGCCACCACCAAATACTGAACATGTTGGACCAACACATCCATATGTAGGACTAAAATCTGTTCCAGCTCCACCAGCGCCACCGACTGTAGCTCCAGGTGCGTTTGCTCCAGTACCAGTGTGTCCACCACCGCCACCGCCACTTGCATTAGAAGGTGAACAACCCTTATCACCATCTCCTCCTGTATTTCCTTGTGAAGGAGTTGTAGGGGGTGTATTACCAGCTCCACCATCTGAACCTCTACCTCCACCACCGCCAGATCCACCAGTTCTACCGTCTACAACATCTGCTCCTGCTCCACCACCACCTGTTGCAGTATAAGTTGTACATCCAATTACTATATATGAATCTCCACCAACTCCACCTCTTGCTGCGCATGCACAACCAGATCCTGGTCCTGCTGAACCTGCACCTCCGATTGTAGCTGTGTAAGGTGTATTTCCATTAACATTTATTTCTAAATCTCTAACGCCTCCAGCGCCTCCACCACCTTGTCCTTGAAGACTTTGTCCAGTGCATATTCCACCTCCACCTCCACCACCAGCAACAAGTAATGCTTTAACAGTTCTAGTTCCTGATTGTGTTGTGATTGCTCCGGTAGATGTTTTAGAGGTAATTGTATTTAAACCAATCGATATCGTGTTAACAGGTCCAATTATTCCGCCATTGCCAGCCATAATAATTTAACCCCCTAATCGATTAGCGTTTCATATGTAATGAATAAGTCTAATGAACTTGCAGCGCTTGATCCGCCTTTTAATATATCGCCTTCCATAAGATAGATAGGTGTATCTGAAACAACTAATGAAGCATTAGCTGGTACTGAAATAACTTTTGCTAAATAAACTGTTGCGTCTGCTCCAGTTGTAGTAACACCTGTTGTGCCTGATCCCATGCCATCAACATATAAATTTAAATTTGCTGCGTCGGTAGCATGAACATTAGTACATACAATTCTATTAATTTTTAAAATGTATTCAGCTGTAACTGTTGCTAAAGTTGTTGTTAAACCTGTAGATAGATTCCAACCCGCGTTACCGCCGAGAATGGTTGCGACTGATACTATATTTGGATTTGCCATAATTTTTTATTCCTTTTGTTGTTTATCCGAAAATCATTGCCATTGCAATAGCTTTTCCAGTTGATATTCCTGCTGATCCAAAGCTCAGGGATCCTGATCCATCAGTAATTAATGCTTGATCCGCTGATCCATCTGCCGATGGAAAAGTATATTGTGCCTGAGTTGCTAAAGTTGCTGCTGATCCTCTAGTACTTAACATACCTGAAGTCATAATATCAGTTCCATTATGATAGCAGAAAATGTTAGAATTAGGGGGAATAACTACTCCTGTAGCACTCGTTACTTTAAAAGTTAAAGTAAAATTAGATCCAGTTCTAGTAGTTTTATCTAAAACTAAAAATGCTTTTTCAATATTAACTGGACCTGTTCCAGCGGTCGCTGGAATATTTAAAACTCTATTTCCTGCTAAAGTACCTGTAAGTTCAAGAATAAAATTTCTTCCATTAGCTGCGGCACCATCAGTCATTGCTAATGTAACATCACCTGAAGCCACATCAATAGCAATATAACCCCATGTTTCAGCGATTAAATCTAAATTAGTATTTGTTTTTGTACCCCAGGTACCGGCGTTTTCACCAGTGGCCATTAATTGGATACCTAAATTATTATATGTTGATGGCATCGATTATCTCCTAATTAATACGTGTCGTATTTGTTTTTATATTTAATATTGTTCATAATGTCAACATAGATTAAACAGGAGTTACGCGTGTATAACCTGCGCTTTGGGTTCCCGTAACTCTACTATATCCTGCTGCTTGAGTTCCAGTGACTCTACTATATCCAGCTGCCTGATCTCCTGTAATTCTCTTAAATCCTAATGGAGCTACATTTCCCACGGTTGCAGTAGCGGATAATCCTAATCCAGCTAAACTAGCTACTGTAAGTTGAGTAGTAGTAGCGGTTCCTAGAGCCGTGCTCGCTGATTGACCTGTTAAAGTTTGTAAAGTAACAGGAGAAACGGTTAAAGTACCTAAAGCGGTAGTGGCTGATTCACCTGTTAAAGCTACTGTAGGATTTGATGTAA